TATCCATGATTGCGCCACAACCTCTAGCCTGGAGTGTTACGCCACCGCCAACGTTAAATTTTTTGGGTTTGTCCATTCGCATCGACCGTCTTTTTGGACTGCCTTTGGGGTTCCTTGCCAATTTTTTTGCTGGTGGCAACGATGCAAGCATTTCCTCACGTCTTTGCCTTCTAGTTTGTGCCACTATCGAATCTAATTCGTCTCTTGCTTGTCGTTGCGCCTTTGCCATTCGTGGTGAACTTGGTTTCTGGTACAATGATTTATATGCATCTGATTTTTTTACTTTACCGCCTTCTTGCATAAAACCCATTTTATTTCTAACTTTTGTGGGTAGTTTTGATAGTCCTTTGCCTTTATTACCTGCTGGTATTGGTTTTAAATTATTGTTACTCACTTCGCCTCCCTCTGCTTTTTTTGCACCTTTATACTTACCGCCTCTTTTTTTGTAGGTTTTTACTAACCAGGCGTTTGCGTAAGCAGACGGATAAACGTCAAACTTTCTTTTTGCCTCGGATTTAACTCTTTGATACAAAGAAGGGTTAGCTACGTTGCTTGGTGTTTTAGATTTAGCACTGCCGCCCTTGCCAAACTTAATACCCTTTAAAGTTTTAGCCTGTTGCGCGTGTGTTTTACTTGCTTTTTCTAGGCCTTTAATTACTTTATTTACTTTTCTTTTTGTCATAATTATTACCAGTTTTTACAAGACCAATAACCAGCTGTAAAGACATCCTTCTTTTTTTGGACGGCATCGCAATTATGCCTGGCCCGAAAAGATTTTCGCCTTGCTGGTTGGTCTTTTTTGATTGACATTTTGGGGTCGCCGTATCTTACGATTTTTACTTGGTCGCCCTTTTTTGCTAACACGGCAAACTTTTTCTTGGCTCCAGGTGTTCTTTTTTGTTTGTTATAACCAGGAAAAGACTCGCCGCGATAGGAAAGCCTACCGCTGGCTGATCTTTGGACATCTTTGGTCGTTGCCATAGATTAGTCGTATTTCTTGATTAACTCCAAAATAATCATGTAGCTGTCGCCACTCGAATGGCCAGTAGTGGTAAAATCGAGGTCTCCCGTTTTACCAGAACCAGCATTATTTGGAATCGCGGTGAATGTATCATAATATTCATCGCCAGTTGAATCGGCTGGTAAACCAATAGCTAATACGTTTGTACTTGCATCAAAATCTATTTTTACCGACATGCCAACACAAGACCACCATATTCTTTGAATATGAACTTCTGTGCATGCTTGCCCTTTTGTATTAGACCCTAATGCAGAAACGTCTACTTTCTTTACAGCAGATTCACCCGTGCCGTCTGATACGTTAGTGAACCGCAAAACAGCAGTTCTTTCACCATCTTGAATGGTTTGAGAGGTTACTGCGTCTGCCATTTTATCTCTCTACGATAGCTGTAACGTAATCAATAGTCATGGTTTTGGCCGCGGCCTCACCGTTTTGAATACCGAATGATACAGTCAATTCTTCATTGTCTGGTAAATTAGTGTTTACAACACCGACTGGCTCTGCATTATTAACAGAGTAATGAACCAATGATGTATCTGGGTCTACAAAGAAAGCTACGGTAACAAAAGTATCGTCTGCCATTGTATGAATTGCAGTTGTATCTGTCGATGTGCTGTCTTTTTCAACGATAAAGTCAAGGTTTGTATCACCGTCGTCTTTAATAAAGAAAATACCGTCTGAAACCGCTAATGGAGTGGTGTCAGTGATTTGTAGGCCCATAACAAAGTCAGATTGAGTTGCGTCACTAACTTTAAACCTAGCTGAAAAATAAGCTCTTTTTGAGCCAGTGATTAAAAAAGACTCGCCTTTTAGTTGTAGAAAGTCTAAGTCGTTATCGCCAGCCGCGTTAGTAAGCAAAAGTTGACCACCAGCACCAGAAGTAATTGCCTCTGTTGCGGAGCCTGTTCCTGCCTCAGTTGTTGTAACTGTCCAGTCACCACTGTTGTAGGTCATAAAATCATTAAAATAACCATAGTGTGTTTGGTCAGAAGGTAAAGGCACAAACATCGGTTGATCTTTTTTTGCCTTGGTTGCAACGGTGTTACCCGCCCATTGGATTTGGTTTTGAAAATGTGGATTAGCCATTATGAACTCCTTTGTTTGTATTAATGGAAAGCGGCAAGCCGCCCCTCATCAAGCTAATTAATATTGTTAATTAGATACTACACTCAAGGAATTACTTTAGCAAGTGAAGAGAGTCTAAAATATCGAGCGTTTCTTTAGGGTCTTTGTGCAATATACCAATACCGCCAGCCTTCTCCCAGTGCTCAATGTTAGACTTTTTATCATCGACCAGGACATGGTTTGGCCTAGCAAATATCTTTTTGTCTTTACCCTTTAAAGTAGATGATACGACCACGCTTGGACAAACGTATTGTCTGATCCATTCAGTCTTATCTGCAACTACTAAAGGCCTATTGATTAAACCAGAGCAAGTAAGAATCTCCCATGGTAGGCCAGATTCTTTTACCCATGCAATTAGATCTAACGCTCCTGGCATGTAAGGCAAGTTTCTAAATAACCTTTTGTTAGTAAACTCAACCTTGCGATGATCGTAAGTTTGCTCGTTCCACAGGGGCCCGTTAAGGAAGTCTGGGCCCTGGACACCTGCGACGAAGTCAGCCAAAACTCCGTCCATGTCCAGATAAATTTTACCTATTGCCACTATGCCACCTTCTTTAAAATTAATTCTTCTTCATGGACACATACATCGCCAACCCATCTTTGACCTCTCCAAAGTCTTACTTCAACCATTTTGTCTGTATAGTATCTCAAAACATAAGACTCATGGTTTCCATTACAAATCACATTATCTCCACTTTTAAATTTAGCCACTACGCCACCTCCTTATATTCATAGTTTGGATAATATCTTATGTGACAATTCTCTTGATACTTTTGTTTGAACTTTGGCAACTTGCCGTATTTTTCTTTGTAAGCCAAGACAAAAACACCTAAGTCACAATCTTCTTCTAAGTAAGCCATGCCGCCACTCAAATAGCTGTAACCAGTAATCTTGTCAGCAATTCCTAGCTCAACCAAATTGCCTAAAGGCACGGCCAACCAGCCATGCCCAGGATCCTCGTAAAATGTGTAAGTTTTGTTTTCCATTACGCCACCTCCTTTACTATGATCTTGGCTTTTTTGTCACCAATGATTTTTCTTGCATCGTTGATCGCTTTTCTTTTAGTACCACTATTATTAATTCCAATTTTCATGTAGCGATGTTCTTGCGGTAATTCTGAAAAGTCATACCACTCACCACCTAAAGGCTCATAGCCTTTACATTTATAAATTACATATTCCATTACGCCACCTCCTTGTAAACAATATGTTTCCAGCTGGCATAAGGCTCACAAAACAAACCAGCATCTTTAAAGTTTTTGTCTAACTTTCCCTCAAACTCATAGTCTGGGTAGTCCGCATCGCAAGGGTTCATCAACTGCCAACCCATGCCACCGTCACACATGAAACACCAATCTTCTTGGTGGTCCCACTCTGGAACGTGAAACCACTGCTCGGGTTTAGTGTGAGCAAAATCTGGATCAGTTATTTTCACCATGATTTTGTCATTCTCAACATAAGCCTTGTAAAAACCCTCTGTGTGTTCGTTGATTGTTTTTACCAAGATTTTTTCAATTTTTGGTTTTAAGTTTGCCATCTTTTTTCCTCCGTTTTGATTATTGAATACATTTCCCATATACCTAATATACTAAATATTGCAAAAATGTGCAATATTTTACACTTATTATTTTTAATTAATTTAGGCCAAAAAAAAGGGCCCTGGTGGGCCCTTAATTTGAAATACTTGAGTTATAAACGGTATTTCAGTCGTTCTATTTACGCACCTTGTGATCCGAAGATTCCTCTCCAATCAGAGAAACCAAATGAATATCTTTCACGCGCTTTGTAACGAATGTTACCAGTTGAGAAATCTGGTTCCATGGATGTTTCCATGCCAGTTCTCTGGAACATTTTAAGGCCATCGCCCATTGCTGTTACAGAAGTTAAGATGAAGTATGCGTCTGGATCGTTCAGATAATGGTTTACTGAATAGCCGCCAGGAAGAACACCTGTGTTCTTAATAGCGTTCAAGTCATTATCAGAAGTTCCAGTTCTACCTGGAGAATTAAGAATTCTGTCAGCAACAAATACTAATTGTGGTGGCACGATTAGTTTGTCAGCTTGAACAGAGATTGTTAATCCCTTGTCATCTGTGAAAGTTGAGATACTAATTAGATCGTCCTCTAATGAAGTTTCATTAAGGTCGGCCATAGTTGTTTGTCTATTAGCCGCTGTTCCACCACCTGCAAGTGGGTGAGCAGTGTTAATTAATGAAACACCGTCTCCGCCAGTAAAACTGGATGAGAAAGCATTATTGAGAACGTCCGCACCTTTAACCTCTTTGGTATGAGCCATAGATTTTGCAAGTGCTTTAACGTATCTTTTCCCGAGTGAGTCGTAAAGGTTATCCTCAACAGCCTCTTCTGTTAGAGCAAACGCTAACGCCACTGTATCGTGGGTGTAACGTGCACTGAAACTTTCAGACGCGTTGTCAAAGACTACTCCTTGACCTTCGGTTTTAGTCGGCGCAGATCCGAATCCAGTAATTAATACTTCTTCTTCAAAGGCACGGTTGGAATCTTCAATAGTGAAGATCTCTTCGTATTCACGATCGTATTCATCATAGTTAAGACCAAATAATGAATTCAGACCTGGTTCTAGCTCTTTAGCTAGTTGAGCTCTTGATATTGCCATTATTTACTCCTTACGCTAGGCCAGCACCTTTCTGCCCCATGATGTGGTTTTGAATCACACAAAGAACATTGGTGTTGCTTGATGCTACGTCATCGTTATCGGGATCCTGGGAGATATCAATTGCCTTGAGAGGTAACGTTGCGGTCGTAGCACCAGTAGTTACGTCTAATTCAAGGTTTGACCTTCCAGACTTAGTATCGCCAACAGGTGAACCATCAACAATGTCGAAGTTACCGAACAGATCAGCTACAGGAAATGTATCATCTGCTTGGACCTCAAACACTACGTTTGGATCATCTATTACGCTTGCGATTATATCACTAGCAGAAATACTGCCAGGATATGTGTTTTTGAAAACTTGCTCGCCTGTGGTTGGATCAGTGTATTGAACACCGTTAAACACTCCGACAATCGGAACAGTACCAGTTGCGGTATGTCTACCAATAACACCAGCTGTCAATTGAGTTACCAAATCGCCTTGAAAGATTGGAGTTGTAGCTCCACTTGCGATTCTGTATCTTGATTGACCACCAGAGTATGGTGCTCCACCCATCATACGAACAGGTTTGCATCCAAATGCGCTATCACTATTAGCCATTTTTAGCTCCTATTATATGTTGTTACTTTTTCCCAAAAGTAACATTAGACTCCCTTTTTGAATCATACTGCACATAACGGCTATCTTTACGCGACTCATTGAACATGTTGTTATCCAGTGCCTCACGTTTTTTAGCTGTTTGACCTTCGTAATATTCATTACGTTCATTTTTGGTCTCTACAGGAATCTTCGCTAAGAGTAGTCCATCGTTATAAACTATGCCAGCGTGTCTGCCTTCTTCCATAGTAGGTAAGACAAATTCTGTAGGTAAGTCAGTACCTCTTACGAGTTCCCAACCTTCCCTAAGTCTTTTACTTACATTACTTCTATCCTCTTGGCCCAGCATGGATTCTCTTATCCAACGATATTCATATCCTTCTGGTGGAGTAGGGGTTTCTAGCTTTCTGACTGGCCTCCATGGTTGTCTACGAGTAGTATTAGCGTGACTCTCGGATTCACGGGATTGTCTGGTTGTAGTTACTTTTTCTTCGTTCATTTTGCCTCCCTGTTGGCTATTTTTTGTTTTTCTTTAGCAACAGATTTCAACCACGCATCTTCTGTCATGTTGTGTGGTTTTAATCCTCTGAGACGCTCAACTTCCGATTTAGAGAAAGTTACACCGTTCTTTTTGCCTTGTGTTTTTTGCCGACCTCCCACAGAGGTTGAGGCGACTCTTTGCACAGCGGGTCTACCTTCTGATTGCTCGACATTACCAGATTGTTGAAGATCTGGATAAACTTTATAAACGCGGCTATTTAACTGGTCATAGTATTCTTGTGAATCAGCCTCATAGCCTTCGTTAATTAAATTAAAATGAGTAAAGTACGCAAACTGCGTAGCTTGTTGATTAGTTGGGTCAGAATCATCGCCGTACCAAGAGTTTTCAGAGTGCCACTCTTTGGCCTCTCTGGAGGGTTCTGGTTGCGGTTGTGCTTGTGCTACCTGCTCTGGTTGTTGCACAGGCATCGGATTCTGGAAATTTTGTTGTTCTGCTTGTTGTTTTGCGATTTTAAGTTTTTCTTTTTGAATACTTAAATCGCTTTTTAAGGTATCAGCCTTGCTTATTAATTCAGC